AATTGAGACAAGATAGACGATAGGGACGATAGGGACGATAGGGACGATAGGGACGATAGGGACGATAGGGACGATAGTGATAATGAATTATACGAGGTATATTTAAAAATATTAAAAGAGATAAAAGACAAGTCTTTAGTTATATCTGTCCTTTGCTCTAAAAGCGGTACTTTGTTTTCAAGAATACGCTCTTTCATAAATATACCTTTGATATTGTCTTCTGGGGCAATGACAATATTAAACTCTATGAATGAAGCAGATTCTGGTAGTATTAAATATACGAATATTATTATCAATAGTATTACTGCGACAATTTTAAGTTTAGTCGGCAACTTTAAACTAGCTGAACGCGAAGTAACCTACAAACAAACCCATAAAAGAATGAAAAAGTTGTATTATCAGGTTGATATTATTTTACGTACAGAGCCAGAGAAGATAAATGCTGAATGTGTTGGCAATATTACTAAAGAATATGTAAATATATACGAGCATTTAGAATATCCTATTCCCTATTTTGTAATATGGCAATTTAATAAGGGACTAGAAACTGAAGCGGTCGCTAAAAAGAAGCAGAAGCAGACGAAGCAGACGGAGCAGACGGAGCAGACGGAGCAGACGGAGCGGACGAAGCGTGGGTCTCAAGAGTCGCGAGAGACACAAGAGTCGCGAGAGACGCGAGAGACACAAGAAGAGCAGACTATACAAGTTGAATATAATGATGTGTTATTTAACTCTCAATTAACTTTCGCAAATAACTTTATGAATGATAACCTCTCGTAAATTATAGTATATAAAAGATATTATAAATTACTAGATATATGGAATATGGAAGGTTTAATAGACACACGTAACGAATATATAGAACATATACAGGATATCTTGAGTGTCGCAATATCAAAGAGAATATATGCCATATACACTGAAATGATGGAGGAAAAGAAGGGGATTAAGGGATTCCAGAATGAACTATATAGTATCCGCAAATGGAATAATAACATCGTGAATGATGAATATAAGAAGATTGTTAAATATACTAAATGTAAATACTTGTCTAACCTTATTAAAATCATCATTATAACCACTATAAAAATTAAGATATATGAATATCGCGAGCAGTTTGATAACATTAAAATCAAGGTACCTAATGCCGAGGACTTCGTTCATAAATGCTATATACACGCGGCTTCCTTCTCTTGGAAGAATGCTTACTTGTATAACAGGAATAACATAAAGGACGCTGAATATCAAAATAATCTCAATATAATTGAAGAAAATATCCGTGCGATTATTAAGAGGACTTTTAGAGATTTTGTACCATTTGATGAAATATTTAAACAGATTGAGGATAACCTAACAGATAATGTTAAACAATTTAAAGATACTGGTGAGGCAGACGAAGCGGACGAAGCTGACGAAGCTGATGAAGCGGACGAAGCGGGAGAAGCGGGCGAAGCGGGCGAAGCGGACGTTGCTAAAACCTCAAAGAAGGATAAGAAAAAGATTACAAAGGTTACGAAAGTTACGAAAGTTACGAAAGTAGTTGAGAAAGATAGCGAAGAGGACGAAGAAGAAGACGAAGAAGAAGACGAAGAGGAAGACGAAGAGGAAGACGAAGAGGAAGACGAAGACAAAGAAGATGATGAAGACGAAAATGATGAAGATGATGAAGAAGACGAAGATGATGAAGACGAAGACGAAGAGGACGAAGAGGAAGCTTCAGCTGAACCGGTTAAAAGAATAAATGTCGTTAAGGAGCCTAGCGAGACTATAGAATCTTTTGATAATAAAATAAATATGAGGTATAATGAAGATAAAACCTCACCTAACCAAGAAATATCTTTCCCTAAAAGCAACAGACAAACAAATATACAAGGTATGGGTGACGAAAATAAGGTTATTAAAGAGGCCGATGAGACTACTAGGAATGTGGGAAAAGAATCAAGCAATATGCGAAGTAATTGGGATGAACTTGAGAATGATAAAGAAGATTATAAGCCATTGTTGAAAAATACTGTGGATTATAAGTCAGGTAATAAAAGATACGAGAATGAGGTTGAAGACGATGCTATGAGTATCGCTAGTATCGCTAGTGTCGCTAGTGTCGCTAGTGTCGCTAGTATCGCTAGTGTCGCTAGTATCGCTAGTGTCGCCAGCGCATTCAGTAATATCACAGATGTTAGTTCAATAAAGCAGATACATATTAATGAATCCGCTAATAAAAGTAAGAAGCCTAGTTTTTTCTAAATAATTGATAATGATATTATAGATAATAATGATAATATAGATATAGAGATATGTTAAAGAAGTCGTCTTACTGTTTCCTCTGCTATTCTGCTGATAACATCATATATACAAATACATTATTTATTTGTAAGAAGTGTAATCAGGTCGTATCCAAGTGCGATATGTGCGGATTTTATTGCGACGATAAATGTCTTGAGCTATTTGATAAATGTGTTTCTATATCGGGGAAGGACTAGTAAGGACGAGGACTAGTAAGGACGCTATTAATATGATGTATTCTTCTTTACTCTTATAAGCTTTGAGCCTTTCTTTTTAACAAAGACGCCAGGGTCATAATCCTCAACGTCTTCTCCTTCTTCGTTTGTAAGCCCCATTAAATCCCGCTGGTCTTGTAATGCTTGCATCTCCCAAAGGTCGTGCGAACACATCTTGTAATTAACGTCGTGCGCTTTGTACCAGAATACGATGTCTGATATATTATTAGACTGGACTTTGTTGTCAATCACTAGACACTCAAAGTTTTCAGTACATTGATTCATCACCTGGTTAAATACGTCAAATGTCGGGAACATACCAGCGTAATGATTGTATATCTTTTCTCTTTCTTTCACGATATTATTACGAAAAATAAAGACATAGTCAATGTTTGAACGTAGGTCGGGGGGCAATCCTAAACCATGTTGCATAGTAATTAAAAGAAATATCTTGTAATGCCTACCGTTCATAAAGATACACCGAATATTTTTATCAGTCATAGAGGTCTTGTTATACATACAGTCGTCTAATATTAAGAAGGCGCGGGGGTCAATAGAAGAGTTCCCGTGCTTCGCCATTTCTCTCTTCCGTTCGTTTGTTATGTTAATCTGTCTTGTCAAAAACTTGGATATTAACTTCTCCTCGAGCTCGTCGTATATCAACATCTTGGGAATAAACTTTTCAAAGTATCCGTTAGCGCGTTCCGTTTGAGATACGACGACGCCGACTGGTATATCCTTGTTATGACTCAATATATCTTTCATACAGAAACTTTTACCTGTATTACGTTTGCCAATAAACGTAACTACCGAATCACTCTTGATTCTTGAGGGGTCAAACTTTTTAAGCTCAAGCTTCATTTACTTCATTTAACTTATAATAACAAAAATAATATATTATATGAATCACACTTACGCAAAAAAGAACATTTAAGAATATCTAGGAATATAATATGTAATGTCGCAAGCGCAAGAATGAAACACTACTGGATTAATATTGATAATTCCGTGGATAGGCGCGTATTTATGGAGGAGCAGTTTAAAAATAATGGGCTGGCGAATGCTCGGGTATCGGCGATTACGCCTAGCGATTTTGACGAGGTTCTTGAAGATAAACGCCCCTTAACGTGTAAGCATCCTGGGTGCGTCAGGTGCGAATACGAATACGCCTGTATATCTAGTCATATCAAGGCGATGATTGAGGGGTTGAAAGACGAGGCGAATGACTGGTTCGTGGTAATGGAAGACGACATTGTAATACCCTTTGAAATCAACTATAATAAGATGATAGGCGAGCTGCCGAAAGACGCCCAGTTAGTTCAGTTGCTGATTCTATATGGTCCGACAGTAAAATCTTTGTATAACCTGTCGTTGAGTCATAATATCAACTTTATCAAATGGCAGTATTTGTTACCATCTACTGGTATGTATATTATATCCCGAGAAGGTGCTAAAATACTCGTCGGTAAATATTTTAATTCTAATAATAACAAGTATGACTTCACTACGTGCGAATACCAAGTGGTCGCTGACGTAGCATTATATTTGTCAATAAACTCTTACGCCACTACGTTTCCCTTTGCGTATCCTAACATTGATTTAGTGTCAGAGATACATCCCGAGCATTACGAGGCACACAAGCAAACCTACCTAGATATCAAAGAGGTTATAGATTATGCTACAAATAACGCAGATAGGGAGGTACCAATACCAATTCCCTATACGAGCACCGGCGTGGGCACCTAGTACATCCCGATTTCTTTGGAGCTATGCGAGCGGTCACCGTGTTTATCGCTCTCTACGATATTATATTTTTCATTAAAGAAATATATTACTATCAACTGTTTGCGATGGTCTCTCAATTTATCCGTACAATACAATACGTAGGTTTCGTCCTTCCCGTTTAAGTTCTTATTTTTAATCCATACTTTGAAAAGTTCGTTATATAGTATTACTGATTCGTTTATTAGCGGATACTTGTCTATCTTGTTTGTCGCTAGCATCTGCGCCTCTTCTGCGAGGCCTATGATATGAAGGAAGTGCTTTGTGATACAATCGCGACACCTTTTGTTCTTGTTTGTAAGATGCTCCTCTAATAATATAGATTGCTTGATAATTTGTTGCATGTTGTATCGCGGGTCACTTACGGGGTCTATAGAATCGCAGGATGCCGAACAAGAACCCGAGCCCGCTCCCGCTCCCTCGCTCTTTTGCTTGCTATAGTTGATATTTAAAAGGGTCGCATTATTAGACCCTGGAAATCCCATACTATGGTCGCTTATGTTATGTATATACCAGAGTATGATTATCGTTGATAGTATTATCGTAAAAACAATAATAAATGTTTCCAAGATATTCATAAAATACAATTCTACTAATACAATAGAAATATATCTGCTATAATATAAATAAGCTAGCTATGTACCTAGACAATTTGGAAGGTTTTGCGCTACTTAAGGCCGTATTCTTGGAGCCATTTAAGGGCGGAGGTGGAGGTGGCGGTGGTGGAGGAGGCGGCGGCCGGGGCTCCTCGTCAAGAAGAAAATCAAGAGAAGAACAAAGAAATCGCTCACCATCTCCTTATTTATATATTTTTGCCATTTTTGTTGTTTTGTATTCCTTTACATACATCTATCTTACATCATCTAAAACAAAATAATATTCTGTATATATTAGAATATATAATATATAATATAATGAATCACTCGGCATTATTTTTTGAAGGATTTAAGGTTGGTAAAGGTACTAAAGATTCACAGGAAGCTCCTGGGTCAGGCGGAGCATCTGGCGCCGCATCGGGAGCGGCAACAGGTGCTGTAGCAGGTTCAATAGGCGGTGCTGTGCTATCTGGCGGTTCGGCGGCGGTGATGAGTAATTCTGGCTCTAACAATGTTGAGAAGTGCCCGCTTACAGATGATACACTGTACTGTCAGGTTAGCAGAACTGCTGGCATTACTGGAATGGTTGTATATATATTATTTATTGTAATATTCGTATTGACATTTTTCTACTTTATGTTTTACCTATTTTTTAGAAGCGGTGGAAGCAATGTAGTTAGTAAGGTGACAAAGAGAAGACGCTAGATTGACAGGCTATTGACAGCCTATTGACAGCCTATAGGCCTGGCCTATTATTTATTTTTATTATATAAACCGATATAGGTTATGTTAAGTATGCTAGGTAATGCTCTATATATATGTACTACAACTACAGAATGATAAGTATTACGTTGGCAAAACTATGAATCCGCATTTTAGGTTTGATAATCATTTTACACATAATGGTACTGAATGGACAAAACTCAATAGACCGCTCAAAATACTAGAGCTTATCCCTAATTGCGATGATTACGATGAAGAGAAATACACCTATAAATATATGGATAAGTTTGGCATTGATAATGTTCGCGGTGGTTCCTATTCTTCCGTAATATTGGATACAGAAACTATAAAACAACTTAAAAAAATAAGTAATAGCATAAATAATCGCTGTTATATTTGTGGTAAAGCGGCCGGGCATTTTGCTAAAGAATGTGATGCTAATGCGAATGCGAATGCGAATGCGAATGCTAATGCGAATGCGAATGCTAATGCTAATGTAAGGATTCAATCTACGACACCATCCGCATTGGAACACAAATACGCATATATCCCTTTCCAAACCTTGCTTACAGAATCCCCTAATAAAATGCGATGTAATGTTAATGATATTGATATAATAGGCAGGTTAAGGGTATTTAGGATAACTCCAGGATACGGTATCACTTTAAACTATGGCAAGACGCAATATGATTCGCTACACGAACTCATAGAAGATGCTATGAATATATTTTATAAATATAATGATGGTGAGCCTGCCGAGCCTGCCGAGCCTGCCGAGCCTGCTGACGCTACCGAGCCTGCTTTGGTAAAATCTCTAGAACAAGCAAAGATATTACATGACTTATTACTTCCATGTAAAATTGGATTCTATAAAAATATATTGGAGTTACTTGAACTACTATCAGCGGATAGATGTAAATTACTTCAGTCTGGGCGCAGTTTTAATGAGGTAGAGAATGATATTATACAGAACTCCTCCTTATTAAGGTAACCGGAGGTATGTGGAGGTAGTAGGAGGTAGTAGGAGATATACAAAGGTAACTAATGTATATAACGTAGTTCCCCAAATTGTATCCATGATACCTACGAAACTGCTCATATCCTTGTAAATCGCTAGCGAAGTAAAGTTATAGATGCCATAAATGGAGAATCCTACCGCCCCTCCATACATAAAAGCCTTCAAAAGTTTGTCGCTTACGCTACTGTCTCCTTTTTTTATATTCTGTGTTGTAAAAGGTATCGCCACATATAATATTGAAAATAATATGATTATATACGCTATGAATGCGTGTTCGTACCTCAAGTTCAATGCGGACTTTTGAACTTTCTGTATAGTTCCAGAATATGTGGTGAGATTGAAAGATATCCACGCTACATCTAAAGTCATAAGCAATACAGTTATTATAAGGTATTTCACAGCTATATCCATTATTCCTCCTTTCCCTATTTCCTTATATAATAGGAGTATTTTAAAATATTATTTAGAGGATTCATTCACTTCTTCTTCATCTCTTTGTACTTCTCTATTATTTTCATGAAGTCTTCGCAACAAAGTCGTCAGGATAAGGGCTAGCGCAAAGACATGTTGGATAAGTTGTTTAAGTAGGATTATATAGGTATTCTACAGGTATTAATAGCGGTATAAGCTTTTTATACATTTCATGACTATATTTAGCATTAATAATCTTTGTATGATGAATCTCCTCGTAGTAAAAAATAA